GTTGATTTTAAATACAAACCAGACGGAGAAACGCTTAAGGCGTTTATGAAAGACAATACATTCTTTCGTGGCATTCGCGGCCCTGTAGGTTCTGGCAAGTCTGTTGGTTGCTGCATTGAGGTATTTCGCAGGGCGCTTGGTCAGGAAAAGAATAGCAAGGGCATACGCAGAAGCCGATGGGCAATCATTCGTAATACCAATCCACAGCTTAGAACAACTACGATTAAGACTTGGCTTGATTGGTTTCCAGAATCCGATTGGGGTAAGTTTACTTGGTCGGTTCCGTATACTCACCACATTAAAAAGGGTGACATTGATCTTGAGGTTTTGTTCTTAGCTCTTGATAGGCCCGAAGACGTTAAGAAGTTATTGTCATTAGAGCTTACTGGCATTTGGGTTAACGAAGCTAGAGAAATACCCAAGTCTATTATGGATGCGTGTACTATGCGCGTTGGTCGCTTTCCTTCTATGCGTGAGGGAGGGCCGTCTTGGACAGGAGTTATTGCCGATACCAATGCGCCAGAAGAAGATCACTGGTGGCCTATCATGTCTGGTGAGGTTCCGATTCCAGATCACATACCGCGAGAGCAAGCTAAGATGTTAGTTAAGCCTGACAACTGGTCATTTTTTACCCAACCTGCTGGTATGATTGAAGTTAAGAATGACGAGAACGAAGTGGATAGTTACAAGCCTAGTAAGAGCGCAGAGAATACTAAGAACATGATGGGGTCTTATTATCCTAACTTAATACAGGGTAAGACTAAAAGCTGGATAGATGTTTACGTTATGAATCGCTTGGGTTCTATACAGGACGGTAAGCCGATCTATCCTATGTTTGTTACTGACACACACGTTGCTAAAGAGGAAATCCCTGTTGCTGCTGGTTATCCTTTGTATATTGGTTTGGATTTTGGTCTAACCCCTGCAGCTACTATGGGTCAAAAGGTTAGAGGTAGGTGGTTAGTACAGGATGAAGTTGTTGCGTTTGACATGGGTATTGTTAGGTTTGCGGAAGTTTTACGTGAGCAGATTGCTACTAGATTCTCTCAGTGTTCTGAGGTTATTATTTATGGTGATCCTGCGGGTGACTTTCGGGCGCAAACCGATGAATCTACCCCGTTCCACATACTTAGAGGTGCTGGCCTTAGAGCATTCCCCGCCCCGTCTAATTCCGTGGATTTGCGCCTTGAGTCGGTATCTTCGCAGCTTAACAAAATGACAGAGGGCAAACCCGCTTTTCTAGTAGATCGCCGTTGTTCTCAGCTTATCAAGGGCTTTGAGGGTGGATACCAGTATCGCCGCATGGAAGTATCTGGCGAAAGATACGCAGATAAGCCTGACAAGAATATGTTTAGTCACATTCACGATGCGCTGCAGTATATGCTGTTGGGCGCTGGCGAAGGTCGGGCCTTGATGAATAATCAAAAAGCGGCTAGGCCATCTGTTGCCAAAAGGGACTTTGATGTATTTGCTAAGCGTAGTAGTCCCAAGCGCAGACAAGGACTATGGGCGCGTATGTAATTGTGCGTTGCTGATTGTTCTGTGTTGTGCTTATCGCTAAACAACAAAGGAGATTGCTATGTGCAAATTTATAAGTAGGCCGCTTAGAAAGTTAGAGCAGGTTCAAAATAAATTACTTAAGCCTATTGGTATTAACAGTAATATTTTTGGCGGGAAGCTGGGAAAAGCCGGTGCGCCTATGGTAGATGAAGGGCCAAGCGACATTGAGTCTTTGGCTACTCAAGCTAACGAAGAGTTGGCAGAAGAAAAGCGCAAGGCTACAGAAGATACTATACAGCAAACTACAGCTAAAAGATTTAGAAGCGGATCGCGTGGTCGCCGTTCTTTGCTGCGATCTAAGTCTGGTGGTGGCGCTGGGTTTTATAACAGGTTTCAATTATGATAGATGATCCAATAGCTAAAGGTTACTACGAGCATTACGCTAAGGCAAAAGCCAAGCGTGAAAACTTTATACCTTTGTTTGAAGAATGCTATGAGTATTCCCTTCCTCAGCGTGAGTCATTTTATTATGAGAGCGTAGGGCAAAGACGCGATGATAAAATCTTTGACGAGACTGCTGTTGTTGGTGTGCAAGAGTTTGCATCCCGATTGCAGTCGGGCATTGTTCCTAACTTTGCGCGGTGGGCTGATCTAACTGCTGGCTCTGAGGTTCCTAAAGAACAACGTGATGCTGTTAATAATGATCTTGATGAAGTCACTGACTATGTATTTGAGGTATTGCAGAACTCTAACTTTAGCCAAGAGGTACATGAGTCCTTTATGGATTTAGCTGTAGGCACTGGCGTTTTGGTTGCAGAAGAAGGCGATGCAATCAATCCAATACGCTTCTCTGCTATTCCTTTGCCTCATGTTGTTCTAGATACTGGCCCCGATGATCGGATAGATCACATCTACCGTGAGCGTAAGGGCATTAGATACAATCAGTTGCAGGTTTTATACCCTGATGCTGAAATGAATGAGCAGATACAAAACCGCATGGGCAATGGCGGTAAAGATACAACGACTGTACTTGAGTTGGTTTGCCGTGATTACTCACAAAAAAACCAAGAAGTGTATATGAGTTACGCTTACTGCATGACTACCGAAAGTGTGATTTACAAACGTGAGCTTAAAGGCAATGGCGCTAATCCGTTTATTTGTTTTCGTTGGTCTAAGTGCGCTGGCGAAGTCTATGGTCGCGGCCCTCTTATCAATGCACTGTCTGCTATTAAGACAACCAACCTAACCATTGAGTTAATCCTAGAAAATGCACAGATGGCTATATCTGGCGTGTATCAAATGGATGATGATGGCGTCATTAATCCTGATACTATATCTTTAGTGCCGGGGTCTATTATACCAAAGGCTATTGGTTCCAATGGGTTACAGCCCGTTGCTGCAGCAGGAGACTTTAGTGTATCTCAGCTTATACTTTCTGATATGCGCTTAAACATCAAACGTGCGTTGTATAATGACATGCTTGGCAATCCAGATAAAACTCCTGCATCTGCTACTGAGGTTGCGGAACGTATGGCTGATTTATCTAGGCGTATGGGTTCTGCGTTTGGCAGACTGCAAGCAGAGTTAGTTCAGCCAGTATTGCAGCGCGTTATCTACATTCTTAAAAAGCAGGGCCGCATTGAGATACCGAATGTTAATGGCCGTGAGATTAAAGTTAAGTCTATATCTCCACTAGCGCAAGCACAGGCTAACGCAGATATATCATCTGTTGGTCGGTTTCTTGAAATGGTTCTTGGCACCTTTGGGCCAGAGATTCTCAACCTACTAATCAATTCAGAAGAAACGGCAGCACATCTTGCTAAGAAGTTTGGTGTGCCTGATGGGTTGATTCGTGATCCAGAAGAACGTAAGCAGATAGTTGCAATGGCGCAGCAAATGCAAATGCAGCAACAACAGCAAATGCAAGAGCAGCCGCCACAGGAACAACTGCAATAGGAGATAAAGTTGCCAAAAACAAACATCGGCATTGATGGAATACAACGCGCAGCTAATCAAGATAAAATCATAAGCACTACGGTTGCCCACTTGTTTGAAACAGAAATGGGTAAGGCTGTCATGGAATACCTTAAATCTATAACGGTAAACCGTGTGCATGGGCCAAACATAACTACAGAAGAATTGCGCCATCACGAAGGGCAGCGATATATAGTTGGTCTACTTGAAGCAAGAATACAGCATGGTCATAAGGTAAAGCAAAATGTCTGAGTCATTATTAAATGAATCGCCTCAACCCGCAGAAGCAACTGCAGAAGTTACGCAAACGCAGACCGATAGACCGGATTGGTTGCCTGAGAAATTTAACTCGCCAGAGGATTTGGGCAAGGCGTACAATGAATTATCTTCTAAGCTGGGCGCAAAGGAAGAAGACCTAAAGGCTTCATGGCAAGAGGAAATGCAGAGAGAGGCTTACGCTGATCGCCCTGCTACTAAGGGTGATTACCTTCTGCCAGAAAGTATTGATCCCGAAACTGCGGTAGATAGTCCGTTGCTTGATTGGTGGTCTGATCATTCTTTTGAAAGTGGGCTTGGTCAAGAAGAGTTTCAAAAGGGCATTGAGTTATTTGCCGAAGCAATGAATGCAGGGCAACCTGACATAGAGGCAGAAACTAAACTGTTAGGTGATTCTGCAACTGATCGCATTGAGGCAGCTAGTTTGTTTGCCAATCAGTTCTTTCCAGAAGAAAGCCTAGATGCAATAGAACGTATGTGTGAAACGGCTGGCGGTATTGTTGCCTTAGAACACATTATGGAAAAGATGAAAGGGCCATCATTTGCAGGTGACTCAGCTATGTCTAGCCAGATTACCGAGGATTCTTTACGCAGTATGCAGAATGACGAGCGCTATTGGAATCCGCAAAAGCGTGACAATGCTTACGTTAGTCAAGTAGATCAGGCGTATCGCAAACTATATGGCTGATCCTATTCTGCAGCGTAGGGGCTTTCAATTAGTCCCTATGCAAAAGTCTCATGTTATGAAGTTCTACCATGACATAGCTCCGTATAGTGCGGCAGAGTATGAGGACGTTGATCTATTCTATGCCTTAGATAAAATGCAAGAAGAACAGGATTGCATGGTGTTAGAAAATAAAGACGGTATATCCGTACAGCTTATTGGTCTGCAAGCTACTGGCAATCAACAAGTCTGCATGTGGTCTTTGTTTACTAAGCAAATGGATACAGATTGGCGCAGCGTTATTAGAGTATCCCCTGACATTCTTAGATACGTTCATCAGACTTACTATGAGATAAATTTAAATATATCAGCAGAAAGTGAAGGCTCTCTTAACTGGGCAGCATGGCTTGGATTTACACCCACTGGGTATATAGATGATGAAGATGGTACAACCTTAGTGCATTTTGTGCGTTGCAATCCTGACAGAAAGAATGTTTACGCTCTAGCGTCACGGCCCGTAATGCACTGAGTAGCCCGTTAGGATACCTACGTTGAGGATGCAGAAGGATACCCAGAGAACAAATGCAACCTTAATAAAGGACTCTTGAAAT